TCCATGTCAGGCTTCTCTGTATAGCTCACACTGTTATTAGCCAATGCACGATGGGCTGCTGTTTCCCACCAGCTTCCTGACTTAGCATGACGCATACGATCATCAGACAGGTTGGACAGAGAGATCATAGCTGATCTACGAACACCACCAACTACAACGATCTGACCAATGAAACACATTAAGTCGTGACACTCAATGCTGGATAGCCTACGCCCTTGTGCGTTCTTGAATGTGGTGATAGCAAAGTTAAACAATTCAACTAAAGGTGCTGGACCACTAGCCCTACCACCAAAAGTTTTAAGCCTAGAACCTGCAGGACGTACCAAACCTATATCCCACTGGGGGATCTCACCAGCCCAAAGGAGTGCCAACAATTGTCTGAAAGCTTTAGCCCAACCTTCCTTACTATCCTTAACAACGATTGTAGTCTCACTGTCAAACAACTCAGGAACTTCAGGGAGCTTACTGATGAACTGACGTTCAACGCTGAACCCAACACCAGTACCACACAGCAGAATGAACATAGCCTCATCGAAGGACTTAGGATCATCTACGGGTAGGTAACTACAGTTATACCCTGCTGTATTGTCTCTCTCTAATGCCTTACCAGCGGTCATCATAGCTCGCATAGAAGGCATAACCTCTAGATCTAGGATAGCATCACGTATTTGATTGATGTAACTATCCTTACCGGCTTTAGGACGTACAACATTGTCCATATACCGTTCTACTGTTTCAGACCAATCTTCACGACCTTTACCATCAAAGTACTTTGCATAGCGAGACTTTGCTATGAAAGTTTGATAGTCTGTCGGCAAATAATTATTTTTTGACATCCTCTTTACCTCTTATCTGTTATCACCGGAGCCTCTTAGTGTACCACGTTCCATGCGACCGTCAAGCTTTTCCATATTGAGTTCAATAATAGACTTAAGTGTCCCACCATAAAGATTAGCCAAAGCTGTCGTGTAAAACAGGACATCACCTAACTCATTAAGTAATTCCTCATTAGAGTAACGTGCTTTGTCACGTAGCATCTTCTTTACTTTTTCTGCAACTTCTCCAGCCTCTCCAACAAGACCTAAAGTGTTTTCAAAGATACGATCATTACCTTTTGTCAAGATCTTACCCTCTACCCAATCAGAGTACATGTCTAAAATCTCTCTGTATTCTCGCATTGAAATCATTCCTTTTCCCTCTCTGCGTCGAAGGACATCACAGCGATGCCCCCTATGTCTTCTATAGCATCAATTATATGCTCTTGTAAATCGTCTAAGACAGCATAATCTGACACAGGATGCCAGTACACGGATTTGTCTACTGTTATATGAAGATGTACATTGTAACTATCTTCACGGATCTCTTCTTCATCTTCCATAGCTTACTCTCCCGTAAAATTCTGTCGGGCCTTCATCTTCGACATCAAACAAATACCAAGCACAGTTATCTTTACCAACACTCTTGCTACCTTCTATCCATTTAACCCTACCGACAGAAACAATCCTTGAACAGTAAAGCATAAACCTTTCTGATTGTTTTGTGTGCATCCAATCAGCATCAAACAATAGCCAAGTAGGAGCAAACCTTACAAAGTGATCTATCATAGGATGAAGAAGTCTTCTATCCCAAGGTGGATTAGTTATTATAAAGTCAACAGGATCGAAGTCATAGTCTAAGCAATTAGCTCTTGATACACGATCACACTGAGGCTCTATGTCTATAGCAAGTGTGCATGACAGATAAGAGTTGTCCTCAATGTGTTTGATTAATCTACCATCACCAGCACAAGGCTCTGCAAAGTTTCCTGAGAATGGTAGATGCTCAAACAAAGGCAAGACAGCGGAGAAAGGTGTCGGGTAGAAGTCTCGTTCTACTCTTTCAAACTCACTTCTTTTGCCCATTAAAATGCTCCAATAATTCTACACAAACCTCTGCGGGTAAAATCGCCAGAGGTTTTTCTCTGTCTGCTCTAATAAAAACAACAGGTAAGTAATCACCATGTGTGTTTGCTTGGTCAAGCCAGCCATAGATAGTCTTAGCTGACTTAACTCTTTTACACTCAATCTGTATCGGAAGTATTTTTCTGGCGGCTGGACTTAGTTGGACATCTTCCCCACCGGCTCCCATACTTGTACTCTTGACATCATCATTCTCAAGTTGCGGGTATGTCTTGAGGATTAGGTCTCGTATGTCCTGTTGGAAGACACGGCCTTTAGCTTTAGCAGACTGTGGTTTCATAGCTCAAAGACATCCCTTGGTTCTCTGGCTACATTAATTAGATAACGAGGACCACCTTTATAAATAAATGTTCTCATGTCAGGCCAACAGATCTTCTTGAAGTCACAGTAGCTACACTGTGTACAAAGCTTAGTGTTACCACTCTTACCGTCAGGCTCAGGCTCATATTCCCTTGCAGGGGGTTTACTCATCTTAACGACAGACTTGCAATTTTCCACCTCAGCCTTCTTGGTCTTTACCTCTGGTGAGAGATCGTAGATGTCTAAAGCTATATGACCAAACTGTTTGTCAAAGGCTAAGAAGCCAGCCCTACTCTTATCTATGACAAGAGGATCGTCAAGGCTACCATAAAGGTAGGAAGACAGTTGACTGATGTAGCCGAAGGGGTCTTCTTCCCTTAGTTTACCCTCTTTGAACTTTTTAAAGCTAAAACTAGAAGCAGACTTAACATCAATCAACATACCGTCGATAACACAGTCACGGTGTCCTAAGACTCCTTCTACGTTCAGTTGGTCTTGCATTCCTTCTACTTTATGCCCAGCAGCCATACACAAGCCAATTATATGACTTTCTGTAAGGTCACCAAAGATAAACTTGTTGAGGGTAGAGGCTGTTAATTTCTCACGGTGGGTTGACTTGTTGACAGTGTACCAAAGCTTACGTTCACACTTTGTTCCAAGACCAGAAAGACGAAGAGATCCTTTGTCTTCTCTTTTCTTCATTTGACGAAGAAGAGACTTACGGACATCTTCCGCTACCCATTCCGCTACTTCTTCTGTATATCCCTCACCTGTTTGAAGGACATGGTTTACGTCTGCTACAAGAGATTCGATGGATGGCATACTTCTTCTCCAGTGTCGTATACTGCAATTAAATAAGACAAGTAAGACCAACCGCAGCCATTTACAGCTTCGTCAAGGAAGAGGAGACAATCTTCCATCGTCTCCACTCCTTTCTCTGTAAAGGTCACTGAGTGATCTCTACCATCTTCCTCTACCGTAGTTTCGTACTTAAGAGTAAGTTTTCCCATCTACCAGACCAAAGCCTCATCACGTTCAGGGGCTTCGGCTGCTTCCACAACACCAACGCTTTCCAAGGTTACGATATTGACCCGACCTTTGTAGATCGAAACCTTTACCTTAACTTTAGAACCATTCCAGATGTTTTGTTCATTATCCCAAGGCACTGCTACTTTGTTTTCTTGAGACGCCTTCCAATCAACTACATTGGGTGGGCCGTTTACTTGAGGTGTACCATCGTCATTGGTAAACCTCTTGTGAAGATGTGTGCGCTTGAATGTGTAACCATAAAAACCATCCTCTGTTTCTTTGAACATCTCATTGCCCAAGATGACATCTGGAATACCGTCATCTATCATTCTCTTCTTCATGTCCTCATCAAAGACAAGTTGAATTTTATACTGACCGTCAACATCCGTCAAAGGATATGCTTCGCTACCCATGTCACGGTTACGTTCAAAGACCTGTGCGTACATGGATGTTCCATCATACGTTTTATACACTGTTTTACTCATAGTGATTCTCCTTTTGGAATCTGTCTTATATCATAAATATTACAACTAAGCAATGCGTCAATGTGTCTCATACCAGTTCCTTCCAATATCTGACGAAACTGCCAATGGACAAAAGACATCAAGATTATCTCTAACTCTGTTCATACTCTCCTTTTGTATCCTAATCAAACTTTCAGCTATTTCCATCGAAGGTACTTCGACCTGCACTTCATCGTGTACAATGTCGATCAGCTTGAAGTCTAGGCCCTCATTCTCCGCTGCCCTTTTCCACTCCAGCACCCAATGCTTAACAACCACACTCTCTCCATTCTGAAGCATACCGGCTAGTGTTTTGTGTTCACTGGGAACCTTTACCTTACGTCCGTCAAGACCAGTAAAGTAACCTCTTCTGGCAATGTGTGGGATCTTCTTTTTCTTAAGCTCTTTAAGTCCATCAATAGATTCCAGAAAGTTATTAACAGCCTCTTGAGCCTGTGTCCGATTAACCTTTAAGATGCTTGCTATCTTAGGAATACCCGCACCTAAGAGAAAGGCATAGATAAATGTCTTAGCCATGTCCCTTGTCACATGCGGAATACCTAAAGCTCTCTTATTCACATTGTGGATGTCAGTCTCATCTTCTTTCTTGCCGGTGACAATAGCATCAACATAAGCCTTAGACTGCATAAGATGAGCCAAGATCCTAAGTTGAATGCCTTCTGCATCTGTACCAACCAGATAATTACCCTCATCCACACACCATAATTTCCTCATAGGGCCATCGTATCTGTGCTTCACACTTTCCACCGCAGTCTTAGGATCACCGTGAAAAGCTGATGGGATGTTTGCCTGATTTGGTGCTTGATGTGACATACGACCTGTCCATGCACCAATGTGCATAAAACGACCATGAATACGACCATCATCCTTACATTGCCCCAGCCACTCCACAAGGCTTGTTCTACGACCTTGTAGGGTCAACCACTCTGACAGCTTGTGTGCGCCCTCTGGGGCTGTGTCAGGCAGTGTGTTAAGGTTAGTTTCGCTACAGGTCCACCCGTAGGTCTTGTAATGCTCACCTTTGTCTTTCATATTCCATATGCCCCTTTGTTTTCTCGACAGGCTCCCAGCCAGCTTCCCATAGTCGTTCTATGCGTTGTTTTGGACTAGATGGTTCAAAAGTCTTGTAGTCAAAACAAACAAGCTCTTCTCCTTGTCTCTCACACTTCGGGTACTTAGCCAAAGCGTTCTTAACAGTACCAAACAGAGTACCATCCGTCTTCTCACGATACTTCAATCTATTAACTTCAACAAGCTTAGGGGGCCAGATCTTTTGAAACTCTTTCTCAAGATCTGACATCCGCATTTCCATCTCAGATAGTATTTCTTGAGCAGTTTCCCGATCAAACTTAAATCCAATACCTGTCATTTCCTCGCATGTGGCTGCAATGTCATGCTCAGTACGCATTGCTAATTTCCACTGAGGGTCTTGGATTTCTGATTTGAACTTATTGTAAACTTTAGCTGTGACCTCAACATCGTTAAAGCAATACTCAATCATCTCTTCAGACAAACCACCAGCAAAGTCTGTGAACTCTCCTTTATGTAAACCTAGTCGAATGCCCCACGCCTTTAGTGAATGACCGTTAAGAATGTTATAGTCAATAAGGCGGGAAACAACGAGAGTATCAACAACATCACAGGGCTTGATTGTGCCTGATCCCATAAACTTATTAATAACAGGAACATCGAAACCAAGACCATTATGGAAAACCCAAGTTCTAACAGAAGCAGCAAAGTCATTAAACCGAACCTTCTCTGATACATCCTTGTCTAAATTAATAAACTTGTACAGTTTACCTGTCTCAAGATCTTTAACACAGACAACATAGATGTGTTTTGGATTTAGGCTATCCGTTTCTATATCACAAGCAACTACCTTCATGTTGTCCACTTATTCCTTAAGGTAAAGCTATCAGGACTGAATGACATCTCACCGGCATAGCCCGTAGCTCCTGTGGGACGGTTCTTGGTGATATAAAGCCGTGTCGTGTTACGGTCATCCTCATCCTCTGCCATGTTGTCCCTCTGAAGCTCTACAACGACACTAGCACGTTGTTCTATCATCTTACAATACTTAACAGCACCGTCATCATTTGTGTGTGCTATCGTAATCAAACCAACATTCAATTCAGCAGCAAGCTTTGACAACCGTATAGCCATATCAGCTAAGAATGTCTCCTTGCTTTCATCACCGTTCTTGCTGGCGGCTACGTCTTGTATTGGCTCGAACATGATATACTTACAGCCACAGGCTTGTGACAGATAACGGATCTGGTCCAGTAGTAGAAGGGGATCATCTTCATCGTTTAGATAGAACTGAAACAGCATCTCATCTTTGGTAATCTTAGAGATAGCCTCTTGCACAATTTCGTCGTAGCCATTGTCAACAATAAGATCTTTCCTTGTCACATTCGCTTGTAGCTCATAGCTGCACAGACCCAACAAGCTCCTAAGCTTTGTCTCTTCCAGATGCCAAATGGCAATAGGGACATCAGGGTACTCTGACAGAATGCGATATTGCAGGTAACGCATGAACTCTGTCTTACCAATGCCTGTCTTAGCCTTGAAGACAGTAAAGTGACCCTGCATTAAACCTAATGCCAAATCATCAAAGTCAGGAATACCTGTCTGAACATACACATGCTCTTCCGCTTTGTTATACAAATTTAGGAACTGGTTGGTAGTGTTCAACACATTGTCAGGAGTGAACTTCCTAGCTCCCCACCAAGCGTTGACAAATTCCTTCGTAGCCCCTGCTTGCAGAAAGTCATTGGCGTCCTTGTATTTGTCATGGATGACACGATAGACTTTGTTAGGGAACATCTTTGCAATCTTATGGGCAACAGCATTACCAGCCTCATCACTGTCAACTGACAAGATTATCTTATCAAAACCGTTAAGGTACTCTCTGGTCTTTTCCCAAAGCTTACGTGATGGTGTGGCTGACGGTAGCGAAATAAAGGGACAAGGAAATTTAGGGTTGTTGCACATCTGGTAGGCAGACATAGCATCAAGCTCACCCTCACAGATAGTGACAATCTTACCTGTTCCAGTATTCCATAAGTTCTGACCAAAGAACTCATCTGTCTTCATACCTTCAAGAAAGAACCCTTCCTTTGGTAAGACACGGATCTTACGGCCACCAGAAGGATAAGGGTAAACATGCTTGATTGGTTTACTTGATCGATCAAGCACAGTTGACACATTAAAGAACTTCATAGTCTCTAACGTAATTCCCCTGCACCCCTCAAAGACTTCTTCTTCGGTACGGGCTGACAACATCATAACTTCTCCTCTTTGGTTGATTGGGTACTCTTCCAAGGCCCAACTTTCATAACCCTTTTCAGAAGGGTATTTCTTTTCACAACTGTGACACCTACCAGCTTTGCTCTCCGTATTGTAAGAGAAAGCATCTGACGAACCACAATCAGAATAAGGACATTTAACGTGACTTCTCCAAGACATATACAATAGTTCCTTTATCTACTGTTTTCTTTTTTATCTTTAGTTTCGTACTTTAGTATAGGGATTATACTGGTTTAATCTGATTCGGCTATCCCTTGTCAAGAAGAATCTTCGGTCTTGCTTTAGGTTTTATCGAATTAGACAAGGCATCAGTCTTCAAACACTGACCGATAGCATCCCTGTCAATGGCGTAAATAGGCTCGTAGAAGGCAGGTAAAGCATCACCACAAGCTTTATAACTAGGGAAGACCACCTTCGCTTGAAGGTAGTCTCCATTGAGTGTGTAGCTCAATACAAGAACAGTATAGAATAATATCACAGATACTCCACTACTCTGCCTGTATTCCAGTTCTTGGCCTCTCTCTCAGCTTCCTCACGTTTAGTAAAGACCCACACCTTAGTGTCGTATGTCCAAGGGTTCTCCTTTCTCACGAAGGTGTACTCGCCTTTCTCAATCTCTATTTGAACGACATATCTACCCACCTTCTTTCTCCTTCTCTAAGCCAGCCTTTACTAATTTTACAAAGCCTACGTCAAAGATAGCCATAAAGGTCTCAGGGTCACACTCTACTTGTAGTGTAGCACTACCATCCTCATGCTCTTCTATCTCTGTTATTTTAACTATATCATTCTTCATCAGTCATTCTCCCTTAATGCTCTCCACGACACAGGAAACAGGTCAATCATAATGCGGTCAATTTCCCACGCTACCTCTGCTGTCTCGGCTTGTGTGTCAGGCTTACAGCGTAGGTTACACATCTTCGCCCAAGCATCTAAACTTCCGCTCCACCAGAACTCTGTTAGCATTGCTTGCGGTAACACCATACGGGCTTGCTCAGGGCATACACCACGATCTATCAAAGAATTATACTGCATAAGACCCCAGTCATAATCTACAGTAACTTGAAAGTCTACAGGGCCACCACTGCCTTGCTTCTTGTCTTTTGATCTAGTACGCCATACATCAGGCGTATAAAACTCTGGTGGATCATCCACGTACCTTCTTGATACTTGATTCATGCGGAGATATGAGTGCTTCACAAGTTGACGCTCTACGAATACTGGACAACGTACTAAGTATGACGCAAAGCAATGTCCGAATGGCGAAATATGTTTATGCTCGGCTAAGTACTTGATAAGCTTCTCATCTTTCTTTTTAAGGTGTTGTTTAAAGCTATAGGCATCTGACTCCTCATAGTCCCATTCAGTCTCTTTTCCGAATGATACTCTCGCAGCATTACAGACTGTAAGGTCATTACCCATACTGGCTTTGTAAGTTACACTTATTTGATTTACCACGGTGGTTCTCCATTCTCATCTAGTTCAGGCATGTTAAATTCAAAAACTCTAGGCTGTGGTTTATCCTCAACCTCTTCTAAAAAAGAACGGGGTACGATGACCCCGATCTCTTCCATAAACTTTTCCAGATCATTTTCCATTACAGGCGACTTAGACCACAGTAACGCCGACCCTCTGACACCATCTCAAGCACACGGTCAGGCTTGAAGGATTTGACAGTATCTTTGTCAACCCAGATGGGGATAAGATTGTTCTTACGAAGCATACGGGAAACAGTCTCTGACTTTTCTGTACCCTTAAGATACTTCTTCACATTGAAGCGACCGTTGTAAGTCCGTTCCTCACCACTCTTGGTCAAGAAAGTAACAGTGACAAACTTACCTGTTGCACAGATATTGGTGACTAATCTTTCATCAAGCATTTCATTCTCCTCTTGCTGATGTGAAGTTGCTATTCCGATTCGCTGGGTGAAGTCAACTCTTAATTTCCACCGGTGGGGTACTAAATTCCCACGGAGGGCAGTCATTTTCCACCGGAGGTCATTTTCCACTGGAGGTCATTTTCCACCGGAGG